TCGATAGTATTGCTATCATTGGTATAGATCTCTATAAAAACGGACAAGGGAAGTTCATATATGTCACTTGTATACCTCATAATCAGATACTTTTTGAAAATTGCTGATAATTGTTTTCTCTTATCGCCTTGGCTAACTTTGAAAACCCTATCTGCTGTGATTTCTCCAGATGCCCTATCTTTTTCTCCAGTTCGCTATAATCATTAACTATTGATACAGGAGGAAGATTGTTTTCGCTTCTATATGCCATAAGACCATCAAAATCATTTGCATGAGCCTTTATCCTGTCCATATCCACTGCATAAGGTATAACCTTCGCACCTTTAGGGATGTCAACCAAAGTAGGGACAGACGGAGTAATATACGCTCCTTTTTCAGTAACGATTGTTTCAGGGACACCACCATCACCCACTACAGCCAACCCGCCTTTATGCGAATCAGTACCCTTGGCGTATTTTGGAATAGGAGTCGCTATAATAGTAGCAAGCTGTATCGCCCCCATAGCACCTAGAGCAGCTATCATAGGTATTGCAGCAGGGAAACCCAATTGTTTTATCGTCTGCAAAATACCACCTGCTATCTGTATAGCCGCTTCAGCTATACTGGTAGCTTTCTCAAACTTTGCTTGTTTTGTTCTTAATGCAGCTTTTTTCTTCTCCAATTCGGCATTCTTTTGTGCCGTTTTATCTTCCGCCGCACGTTTACGCGCTTCGGCTTCTTCTGTTGTTATAGCCCCTTTTTCTTCTAAAGCCTCTATACGGGAAATTTCCTCTTCACCAGCTTTCTCATTCGCTTCCTGTTCAGCCTCAACAGCCTCAATCTGGCGATCATAAATGGATGATATCATTTCACCAATTCCACTAACCATAGAAGCCCACATCTCGGTGGTTCTTTCCATCTTCTCACCGTCTGTAAGTTCTTTCCAAACACCCGATATCTTATCAGACATAATACTGAATCCCTTATCCATCCCGTCAAATATACCGGCAAACGGACTATCGATATCCGATGCAAGATCTTTCAATGCAGAAGAATAACCTTTCAACACTTCAAAATTCCTTCGTGTGATATCCTGTTGCTCTTCCGCTTTTTTCACCTGATCATCCGCATTTATAGAACCTATCTCTGCTTCCATTGCCTTTATGGATTCTCTCAACGTTTCAATCTGTTGCTTGCTTACCACGCCCGATGCTTCCGCTATCTCGATCATTTTTTCAGCAGCATCTATCTGTATCTGCAATTGCTCGTTTGCGGCTTGCTTCTCCAATTCACGCATGGCTTCATCATATTCTTTTCGCGACATCAGACCTTTTGCGTAATTGGCTGTTATAATGTTTTCAAGTTCCCTATATCCAGTACTTGTAGCTGCTATACGGAGAGATGATTGTTCTTCTTCCAGTCTGAGCATCTCATCGGTATACTTTTTCTTTTCCTCAATCCTTTTTTCCTCGGCCTCTGCCAACTTCTTAGCATATTCCTCATTCTCTTTCGCTATCTTCTGCATTCTCTCTTGGACCAACATTTCCCGGAGTTTGTTTTCTTCCTCAGAATATCCCTTTATAACTGCTATCTGGTCTTTATATTCTTTCTCTATGGCAGCAAGATTACGCTGGTGCTCATCCTCTATAAGAGAAACGGACAAGTCAGCCATTTTATTCCTAAGATTCTCTATATATTGTGCTAGATCATTTGCGGCTTTATCAACAGAATGAGGATCAAATGTAACATCTTCAATATCAATAGAATTTGCTATATCTTTACTAGCTTTATCTATCCGATATATCTGATTTAATATAGAACCTATTTCTTCATCCAAATCTTCAACCTGCTTGTTTAACTTCCCATACATGTCTCTAGCTGTATCCATAGCTGCCCCTTGACTGGATTCATATTGTGCTTTCATCTGATCTCTAGCAGATTCAAGTTTCGCACGTTTTTCTTCTTTTTCTGCCAACTGATCTTCCAAGTCTAATTTTTGCTTAGCCTGTTCCACAAGCCGATCTTGCACAGCTCTAGCTTTAGCCGAAGCTAATATGGCATTAGATAACCTTTGATAACTATCAGCCGCTTTACCTGCAAGAATGTTTTCATCACTTATATTTTTAAAGTATGAAGGATATTGCTTCTTCAGTTCCTCAACGGCTTTTTTCCGCTCTCCCATAGGTTTATTCAAATTGACAGCAGCCCTATATAATATATCCAATTTAACAGCTTCATCTTGGGCATTTTTCACACCTTCTTTTTGAGCTTTATTCAAATCCTCCTGAAACTGTTTTAGATAATCAATTTCTTTTCTTGCATCAAACAGGCTACCTACCCATTTGGTTATCTCACCTCCATAACTCGATAAAAGAGTTATCCCAACAACTAAAGCCGTCTGCCAACTAAGAACGGAACTCAATACCTGTTCAAATACCTGTTCAAATACAGGTGTATCAGTCTGCCCCGATTTCTTAAGAAGTTCATATTCCCCCCTTGCTTTCTTTAACTCATCAATAAATGTAGGAAGGTTATTGGATATGGCAAGAAAGAAAGTATTGGCACTAACAGACAAAGACGGAAGTTCTCTCGCAATCTGTTGTATGGAAACATTAAGACCATTCCAACCCGAAGCATAATTACCCACATTACGTTGGTAATTGCCCATCTGTGCATCTATATCCTTTAATTGTTGATTCAACTTGCCGATATTGTTCAAGATATCCATACCTTTTGCTCCCTCGCGTGCAGCTTGTGAAAGGTTATAATATTCCTTTTCCAACTGAAGCATTGAAGCCTTCATCTCGTTATAGCTTCCTGCTGTGGCAATCGCTACCTGCGTATGATTTCTCAATATCGCCGAATACTGTTTATTCTGCTCTGTCAGCATGCGTAACTGGGATACCGTAGCATCTCTTTTGGACTTGTATTCCTCTTCGCTGATAGCACCTTTCTTATACTCCTTTGATAATTCCCTCAGAGATGTTCTTAAGGCTGAAATTGTTTCTTTGTTATCACTTAACCTACTGTTCAATTCGGAGGCTTGTGTATCAAAAGCCTTTACCGTCTGACGGATTGAATCAAAATCAGCAGCAGTCATGGATATTTTCTTAGATGCTTCTTGAAATGAAACAGAAGCATTTTCCGCATCTTGTGACACGTTTTTCAGATCTTCGGAAGCACCTCTCAAATTTACTTTTACTTCCGTTATTTTGTCTGCCAATGTATTCAATGGCTTGGTAAGAAGCTCTATCTTACGGGAAATATCGGTCAATAACTTTAATTGACTAGCCTGTAATTCAGACAACCTATTTTGAGAAGCATATAATTTGGTAATTGTAGCATTATAACTGTCAACTTTAGACTGGTATTCTCTTAGATTACCCGGCTTAAAATTTATGCCATCACTTAATTGTTTTGTGAAATTCGCATATTCGGAAGATGTGGTTTGAATATTAATCCTTATCTCATTTAACTTCTTAACGATGTTAGGATCAATCGCATCAGTAATCTTAAATTCTGCTCCTGCCATGGTCTTTTCGTAAGTTTTGGGTAGTGCATGACTTCATGCACCTTCTAAGAGCAAAGATAGTGATTTTATTGATATTATGAAGATAAGGAAATAAAAAAGGGAGAAGTTTTTGCTTCTCCCAATGAAAAAGGATTTTATTTTTTTTCTTTCTTTAAATTATCAAATGAAGGAAATTCCTCGCCTAGTTTATCAAACCAACTTTGATATTTTAATTGCAGATAATGATAATATGTTTCAAAATCTTTAACTTTACTACAAGAAACTAAACTATTCATATCACGACTTCCCCACATTACTTTTAACAAATATTCTTTTGCATCACCCTTACTCTTATTGTACAGCAAAAAAAGGAATTTTGAATACGACTCAGGATATGAAGATTCAGACTTGTTATAAGGGAATCTCATTTTTCTTACAATTTCATTTACATTATCAGCCATTCTCCATAGTTTAAAGAATAAAATAATTTGCAAGATTGCAAATATGACCATAATTAATTCTAATACTACCATAATACTTTTTTTATATAGTTATAATAATTTGGTTATTTTCATCAATTTTCCGTCAGAACGTTTGCCACCAAACAGGTAATTGATGTATGCAAGCCCTTTCTGTGTGCATAGCACAACCATCACGGCAAAGCCCGGATGATTATCTCTTGGGATAGGCTTTTCTTTCATCTCAAAGTAGCCTGCATCAATATATTTCTGTTTTGGCTCATTCCTGTTAGCAAAGAATACTCCTGCTTCACGAAGCTTCTTGAACAAGGTATTTCGTCCGTATGGTAAGCCGAGAATCTTGGCAGCCTGTCCTATATTACATTTGCCTTCCATTGCAAAGGCTTTGTCGGCGAAGTCCGCTTTGGGCTGAATTTTGGCAATCTTGGCATCTTTTTGTTCGATTTGCTTTTTCTGTTGCTCCGATTCAATGCGCAACCGTTCTTTCTCCTTTTCAGAAGCTACCAAAGCTTCCAAGGCTTCAAGATAGGTTTTAGGAGTTTGAGGTTGTACGGAGTAGCTGCCGGTGTTTACTACCGATGGGACGATTTCGTCAAAAATCCAATTTTCAAATTCATCCGCCCTTGGCATTTGGCTTTTAGCGGTCAAACGGTAGATGTTACCTTCACTGATAAACTTCATTTGTTGAATACCGCTATTTGTAGGGGTGTCACGTAGCGTTACGCCCTGTGATTTACAATGGTCTATGATAGCTTTTCTTGGATTTGCATACTGCAAAGAGGTGGCAATATCTGTTGCACAAAACCAACTTTTACCGTTTTCAACAAACATACGAACCTTTCCGAATAAAGGATGTTCATAAACCATAACTTCGCTCGTTTCGTGAGCTGACGCAATCTGTACGGTACTATTATTCCCGTTCAAATAGATTTCATTTGGTTGTAGCATGAAATGAAATTATTTGTTATTAAATAAAAAAGCAGACAAATATCCTAGTTTGCTACAACCTACCATTGCCATTGGGCGATGATACACGGATATTGTCTGCCTATATTTCAATATATAAGTTTCCTTACGGGCATAAAAAATCCCATTGGCATATTTAATAGTAAGTTGTAGCACTGCAAAGGTACAACATTTTTTCAAACAAACAAATAATGAAAATATATTTTTCATTGTTATTTTCACACACATAATATCCATCTTTCGCTTGGAATTTTGCTGTTCAAGACACTTAATCTTTTCCTCCGCAATCTCTATACGTTTCTGTAGAATCTGCTGGGAGCGCATCAAGATGTAATCATCATCCTTTAGTAGGGCTTCCCGTCTGTTGAACTCATTGATGAATCTTTCCTTAAACTCTCCGGCTTTTACCCCAGTGTAGCCCATGACAAGGAAACTAAAACCGTCCTTTGTCATTTCATAAGCGGTCTGTTCTCGATTTCTACTATCGATGTAGGTAATAACGCCAAAATTGGCGGCATTAAAACTCGCTGAGCATGAAAGACTTTCAATGTCTCTGACTACTTTACTATGTTCTTTCCCGAACACTTCCGCAACAAGTAACGAAGTAGTCACATCGTTGCCGTTGCTGTTTTGAAATACTAATTCTGCCATAATCTGTGAACATTTAAGATTATAAGAAATTATATGTGGCAACTTTATCAAAAAGAAAGCGGTTGCACTTTACGCTGTTCACAGATGGCGCATTCGCTACGAGAGCAAATACTATAATCTTACGTAAAGGCAACCGCCAATATCCAATAAGGGCATAAAAAAAACCCATGTATGATATGAGCAACTTAACCGCTTGCTTAACGTAACGAATGCAATCGTCATCTGTGAACGGTACAAAGTTACGCAAACTTTCCATACTACCAAA